ATACTGTTCCGGTGATGAGGACGGGTGTCTGATCGAACTCAACCCCGACCTTACCGAACGCGAGACTGCGATCGCTATCGCACACGAATTAGTCCATGCGCGTCAACTGGCGCAGGGGGTTGACTTCTGCGAAGAGGAAGCGTATAATTTAGAGAGTGTTTTGACTGAGAGGTGTTACCATTGAAACTGATTACTTTGTCTGCTGATAGTTCTGGTTATTCTTATCACGAGGAAGAAGGTTACCCACCCGAAGAGATGGAGTGGCGTATCGTCCAAACTGCGGACGAACAATTCCCGCAGTGCAAACAAATGTTTTTCTATGACAGCGAGAACAATCCTGCTGTCGATCTTTTGAGTGGTGGTCGAGTTATCCACCAATTACGATTTGAGGCTGAATAATGAACGGTTTTAGAAAGATGCAGGAACGCCTGCGTGAAGAAGGTTGGTATGTCGGTTGGAATGAACCCTGCTGTCAGAGTTGTGCATGGGGTAGTCTGCCTGACTATCTTGATGCAAAGTACGATGACGATGGTTATCTGATTCGAGAGGATGCGGATGGTAATCGAATTGAGTATAAGGATGTCGATTACTCCAAGGTTCTCTTCAATCACTCGCAAGACTGTGAGGTCTACATCGAGGGTGAAGAGTGTTACGAGTGTCATGGTGAAGGCATTGTCGAGAATCCAGATTACGATACCGACCAACTCGCAGAAGAGCATGACGATGATCTTGATGAGTTCATTGACTGCCCTGAGTGTGGCGGTATGGGTGAGGTTGACGAAGGTTTGATTCTCTCTGACTACGATACATCGGTTGATGGTTTTGTGTGTTACGATCCCGAACAATTGACTTCATCTTACTTCTGTTTTGACGGGAGTAAAGAAGGCGTCGAGAACTTCAAAGCGATCATGCCGATTATAGAAGAGTGTGGCGTGAGTATAGATAGTTTCGACGAGAGCGGGAAGTCCCGTATAACATTGTCATGGAACTAAAGAGAGTAGTCGACCAATACTGGGTCGAGGTGTTTGCTCTGGGGGTAGTCTTTAGTTTACTAACCTTTATTGCCGGAGTTATGTTATGAAAAAGAAACGAGATTACGACTTACAGGTCGTAGAAAAATTACGGGGTAGTCGTCACTACACCAATCAATTCGCACGAGACCAAGCGCACAATCTACGCGCCATGTTTCGTGACCATCTTTATGTCAACACCTTTGGAGCTTACAATGGACAACAAGCAGTCCAACACGTCAAGGCAGGTCTCAAAGCAATCTACTGTTCGGGATGGCAAGTCGCAGCTGCGGCAAACTCAACCCAAGAGGTCTATCCTGATCAATCACTATACGCTGTCAATTCTGTTCCTGACGTTGTTCGTAGCATTAATAACGCATTTAAACGTCAAGACCAAATCTCCTATCTGGAATGCGGTCGGGGGTTTCGCTACGCTCCCATCATCGCTGACGCAGAAGCAGGATTCGGAGGGGTACTAAATGCATACGAACTCGCAAGAAACCTTATCGACGCCGGCGCTGCCGGAGTCCACTTTGAAGACCAACTCGCAAGTGAAAAGAAATGCGGTCACTTGGGAGGAAAGGTTCTTATACCTGTATCTGCAGCTATCCGTAATCTTAACGCTGCTCGTCTCGCTAGTGATGTTGCTGGTACTGATACCGTGGTCATTGCTCGAACTGACGCCGAAAGTGCTAAGTTACTTTCATCTGATGTGAGTGACATTGACAAACCCTTCATCAAACGAGTTGCACAAGGTTCTGCGGGTTCGATCAAGTGTCGGACATCCGAAGGGTTCTACATGCTGAAAGAAGGGATGGGTCTCGAATACGGTTGTGTTCGAGGACAGGCATACGCAGAGTATGCAGACCTAGTCTGGTGTGAGACATCCAAACCATGTCTGAAAGAAGCGAAGAGATTTGCAGACGCGGTGAAGGGTGCAGTACCGGACGCAATGTTGGCGTATAACTGTTCGCCATCATTCAACTGGAAAAAAGCAATTCCAAACGACGACGAACTCAAAGCATTCCAAGGCGAACTTGCGAAGATGGGTTATGTGTTCCAGTTTATTACACTTGGGGGATTCCACGCCACAAACTATGCCGTATTCCAGTTCGCGCAGGAATACAAGGCAGACGGTATGTTGGCATATTCAAGATTGCAGCAAAGAGAAATCGGAGCAAGATATGAAGGATATACCTCAGCAAAACACCAACAGGAAGTCGGAGTGTCCTATTTCGACGCGATTACGACGGCGCTCGGAAGCGGTTCGACTGCGGCGGGTGCAGGGTCAACGGAAGAAGACCAATTCTAACATTTGTGTCTGGGACTTGGAGAACGAAGGATGAGAAAAATTACCATTGCATTACTCTCCGGTCTGTTGTATACTGGCTGTTCAACGGTTGATGATGACCGAATCTGTCTTGATTTCGGTTCGTTCAGAACTGTCGAGGAAAGATGTATTCCACACTATGGTGCAATCATTTGCCAAGAACAGGAAGTGACAAAGACGTACTGCAAACTGTACGCCGAGGATGATTATGCGATTCTATTCAACCAGCCACGACTACTCAGGTCGTAAACGTAAACCAACCAAAGTAAAAGGAGAGACATTTGGTAAATTCAAGGCACCGGAATTCCGTCCGCTTGCGCCAAGAAAGCAACCGTCGTACTCAGATGTACGATGCGCGGAGGGACAGCAGTACCCCAGTAGGCCAGACTTCGCAACACCGGAGTCCTGTTCAAAACCTGAACGAAAAGAATACACCGGAACGTTAGTGAAGGGTATTTCAACTTTACACAAATCAAATGCCGTGCCGATTCTATCTCAGGATGAGGCGAAGGAACACGCGAGGATGAGACGATGAGAAACTTTATGGTGGCGACTGTGGTTGCCTTGTTATCAACTACTGCAATGGCGGATGATCGATTCGAGGACATTCGCAAACCTTGGGCACAGTGTATGGCGTGTCACGGGCCTGAAGGACAAGGTGGTCTTGGGCCAACACTTGCAGGACAATCTGCTGATGACATTATCAGCAAGTTGTTACACTACAAACAGGGTCACCCCATTGGCCCACAATCCGCAATGATGTACCCAGTTGCACAGTATTTGACCGATGGTCAGATTGGTACAATTGGTGTATTCGTACAGGAGGGCTTTCCGGAGTCATGAGAGGAGAAAACGTGGTGAAGTCGCGCCGTGAAGGTGCGCTGGAGCGTCTCAGAGAATCTAAGTTCTTTGAGAAGAATGGTCGCACCGAAGAGGCGTGGCAGAAACGAAAGGATCGTGAGATCGCGAACCTTGAAGCTAAGTTGGGGGTGCGTCGTGGATAGGATAACAACCGCAACGGTCGCATTGACCTACGAACAACGCGAACAGGTGGCGCGTGATTTCTTGATTGATTTACTAGATGACATCGAACATGTGCCTTTTGGTGATCCAACAATGGTAGACGCAGTGAATCGCATCATCGCGTTTTGCAGTCCGCCTGGCTCTTGGGAGGATGGTAAGTATGACAAGTGATCCGTATAAATACTTGTGGCGAGAAGAGACCAACGCGGACTACCCTTGTCACATCTACCTTACCAAAGGCACCGATCTCTACGGATGGGTTCAACGCGGTACCACAGATGTGGTAATGTTTTCAAAACCATTTAAGACATGGTCACCTTCACGCCGTAAGTTTAGAAAACTCGGCAAGAAGGAGATCGATGCCTTATGTATGAATACAGAGTTAAAATTAGCCGCGTAGTAGACGGTGACACCGTAGATGTCGATATTGATCTTGGATTTGGTGTCTGGTTACGAGGGGAACGGATTCGTCTCTATGGAATCGATACCCCAGAGAGCCGGACACGTGATAAAGTTGAGAAAGTATTCGGCCTCTATGCTAAGGACTACCTCAAACAGCATCTTGGGAAAACCAGTACTCTACGAACGAAAAAGGACGGTAAGGGCAAATTCGGTCGCATACTCGGTGAATTTGTTGTATATGATTCCGAAACAGATTCATATCGTAGTGTGAACCAAATGATGATAGAAAAACACATCGCGGTTGCCTACCACGGGCAATCCAAAGACGATATCGAGGAAGAACACCTCAAAAATCGTGAAATCCTCTTAGAAAAAAAAGTTATAACCTTAGATTAAAATAGTCTAAAAAACCGTCAATTTGTGACATATTTACACTTGACGGTTTCCTCTTTTCGTGAGATAATTACCCTGTAATTTGAGATGGAGTGATTGTTATGGAATGTTTGAAAGGTCGTGTGGTTCAGATCAACTCTGGTGCGATGCATCCAGTGAGTCTTGGTGAGGTCATTGATGACCGTGGTGAACAGGTCGCTGTTTATTTCCCACCTATCGACAGTCCTGCCGATGCTGGAGTCAAATACTTCGCCAAGTATCGACTGCTTTGCAGTGAGTACGCCTTCTGTGATGTTCCTAGTGCGGTCGGTGTCTACTTGATCGCGAAACCCTTTGTTGAGGAAGCTGCATAATGTCTGAGTTTGAAAAGTTTAAGTTGGAAATGGAATTGGAAGCCCTGCAAAAAGATGCGGGGACTGACCATCCTTTCGCCCGTGCGTTCGGGTGCCGCATTGCGGAGATCAAAAATCTCCTATCCCCAAAACCCGTTCCCCAGATTGAGGAACAGACCGAGTTGGAACTGGTCGTTCCCCTCACCTTTGATGAATTGTTTGGAGCTGCGTAATGAAAAATGAAGTGAAATTTGTGCAAGAACTTCGGTTGTTGAAATTAATTAAAAAACACAAATCGATTGGTAGTTCTGATTTAGTTAATTATTTGGTCGATGATTATGATTTGACTAAACCTGAACAGAAGAGGTTGAATAAAGTTCGAGGTGATTTGTGGAACCTTTACAAGACCTATGGACTTTTGACCAGTAGTACTGCTGAGATGGATCTTGATGCCAACGAAGCATTAGAGTTCACTCAAAACGGTGGTCATGCTCTTTATAGTTTGTCCGCTGCGGGTAGAAAGTATTTACGAACAGTTGAGGCGTTAGTGTAATGAGTGTAATGAAAGACTTTGCTAAGAAGGACAACTACCTTCGCCCCAAGAAACCGCTGAGTTCTGCCGCGTTTGTGGGTTGGGGTGTTCTGGTCTGCATGGGTATGTCGATCGGGTTCATGTTGGGGTACGGTCTATTATACACCTAGTGTACGATATCATACACCAAGTGTATTATTCATGGCACGAATGTCGAGTATTCACCAAATAAATGAGCCAGGGGCTTTACAAATCCCCAAATGTATGAGACAATTACCCTGTAATTTGATGATAAGGAGTTTTGTTATGGAACTTTCAATTAAACAGTCAATTTTGAACAACATCGACCTTCGGTGTGATGTTCCTGCGTGGATCGCGGTTGTCAAAAAAGAGTGTGTTGAGTTTGACCAAAGTTTGGTCAACAAGATTTTCCTTGAGTTTGCTTTGAAGTGTGAGGTGTAATTATGAGTAGTGTGTTATTGGTTGAACAGGTTCGCAACGTTTACCGTCAGTCTTTCCGTCCTAATGATGAGGAACTGTCCGTTTCTGAGGTGCTCGACTTCGTTGATTATTGTTTGAGTTTTTACGGTCACGGTGGTATCTATGACTATGGTTTCAGTTTTGATGAAGTTTGTAAGGGTCTGATCAAGCGGTTTAGTTACCGTCCATCGATGGACTTTGATGGTGACACTGTCGATCGTGAGTATGTCCGTGAGATGGTTTTTGAGATTCGTGAACAAAGGGAGTGTGCGTAATGGATGCAGTAATTGGTAACCTTTATAACGAGATGATGTGCCTCGCGGAGATCCGTGGGGAGTTGTCTCCCGAAGACAACGCTCGTGTTGAGGCGCGTATCGCCGCGCTTCAACTCCAAATTGAGAAGCTAGAGAAGGCTGCATAATGTTAGTAGGTATCTACAAAGAAATGATGTTTGATCGTCCCTATCACGGTTCGATCGAAGACCAGTACAATGAGTACCTTCGTAACCATGCGAAGAAGCAGAACAAGGGTGCGCGTGGTAAGGATTCCGAACGCCAGAAGACCTACGAGGCCGAGTGGCGTTACCAAGCGAACTTCGGTTCGGGTCGTGAGTTCTCGACTATCGAGGAAGTCCAGAAGTATGTCGATACTATCACCCGATCCAAGACCTACTCGAAGTTGGTCGCGGAGGGTTCGAACATTGAACGCCTCTTCACCAACAACCGCGTTAAGGTTGCGTCTAAGTATCGTAACACCGGCCGCGGAACTGCGGGTCAGGCGACTCAGGGTCACATCACCCTTGACACCAAGGTTGGTATGAACCAGTACACCGTGCTTCACGAACTGGCGCACTGTGTTGGTCACTGGCACCACGGTCGTTCGTTCCGCCAGTGTTTGTTGAAGTTGGTCTCGCGATTCATGAGTGCCGCTGATGCACAGTTTTTGAAAGAGGAATTCAAGGCGGGTGGATTGTCGGTTGGCAATGCCCGTAAACCAATGACGTTTAATCAGTGGATCGCGGCTCGCGAACGAATGTCTGCGATGCGAAATGGTAGTATTTAACCAAAAAAGTTCTAGACATTTCTTTTCAAAACAAGTATACTATATTAGTAAATTGAGTTGGAGTGATTATTATGTGTTTGCGATCTGATTGGGAAACCTACTTGAAACCTCATGGTGTCAAGTTTAACTTCCGCGAGGGAAGTAACAAGTTTAAGGTGTTGTCTGTTCTGCACGAGTACGAAGGTACTTGGTTGGCTAAAGGTGAGATCGCCCAGTTGATCGGTTACACCGGTTCGGACTTACAGGAACCCCGTCACCTTGGTAAACAGTCTGGTTGGTATGTCGATCAAGACGGTAAGGGTAACTATCGCCTAGTCACTACCAAAGAACCTCACCCATCGTTTGCCGCGAAGAAGCGCCTCAATGAGTTGAACACTTCTGACTTTGATGTCATGAAGGCTGCATATGACAATCGATGTGCGACTTGTGGTGAGAAGGAAGGCACTCGTCATCGTTACGAACATGGCAAAGTTGTTCTTGAAAAAGGTCACATGGATCCTCGCCTAGATATGAGTCCAGAGAACATCATACCTCAATGTAACTACTGCAATAAGTTCTATGGTGATAAGTTTGTTTTTGATCGAATGGGCCGAGTCGTTGAGGCGTTATGACTAAACTGAATATCAGAATAGCAGAGACTAAAGAACAAAAACGAATGGCGGATGACATCGTCGTTCGTTATCACAGTTATGTCGCCAGTGCGAGAACTGTGGGTCGATGCATCAAGTATCTGATATATTATGAGAACGAACTGGTCGGTACCTTCTGGATCGGCAGTGGTTTCAAACCGACTCCTAAGGCAATACTAAATTACTTTGAAAAATCTCAGTCTGAGTTTGATGGTATGTTCAACAGTGTTGCGGACAACAAACGATTTTGTATGATCAAGCAGATTCCCAATCTTGGAACTCAGGTTCTCAAGGCAGTGCGAAACCGCGCTAAGAAAGATTGGTATGAAAGATATGGTGATGACCTTGTTGCGATCATCACGACGATTGGAGACGGCAAGAAGGGTTCAGTCTATCTTGCCGACAACTGGTCAAAGATCGGTGAGACAGCAGGCCTGCCCAAGAATCGCAAGTCAGTCTCGATGAAGTGGGATGATTCTGAAGGCATCAAAGAGAAGTATGTAAAACCAACCGGTGAGGATAAAAAGATTATTCTTATCACTGACAGATTACCAGAATTTGAAAAGGTAACTCTCTCGAATTTTTTTGTTTAACAATGGAGAATTGTAATGGATATTAATCAAGTGGTAACAATTGTGGTAAGTAACGGAACAGAGTATGTTGGTAAGTTCCGCGATGAGACAACCGATGGTTACATCATCGGTGACCCCCACATCGTTGCTCCAGACGGTAACAATCTTGGGTTCATGCCAACCGTCGCAATGACTGGTGAACCTAAGATCGGTGAGGTGAAGTTTCAGAAGTCGGGTATCATTTTGGTAGTACCGACAGCAGAAGCAGTTGAGAAAGAGTATCGCAAGGCGTCGAGTGGGTTGATCTTATGATGAATTGGGATACAGTTGTTTTGGTCTTTGCTGCTATGCTTATACTGGTGTACTGGTGGGAAATCAAGGGTGATGACGATGACACCTAAGTCTAAAGGTGATCCAATGGTGCGCGCTCAGGGTCGCACCAAACCAGATCGTGACTGGTACCCTGAGAACTTTGACTGGTATATCAAGTGGATTGCATCGATTCTGATTCTCTGTTCTCTTGCCATGAGGTCTGCGGGTATCGACTACCGAATGTATGATCTGGGGTTTGGTCTTGCTGGGATCGTTCTCTGGACATGGGTGTCGATCATCTGGCGTGACCGTGCATTGATCATGCTGAATGCGATCTCTGGTTTTATGCTGGCTGTCACTATTTTGCGGGAGTGGTAATGAACGAGAAACATGTTGCGATGTGGGTGTACTACACCTACCGATGGCACAAAGATCTGCCGAAGTGGTTGCAGAAGGATCTGGAGAGGTCAAAAGAAATTTTAGGAATTGTGTAATATTTACGCTTTACTTTGTTATGAAAATATCGTATAATGTTCTTGAAACATTGATAATTGATTGAGGAAATATTATGTCACATATGGTTGAAACAATGGCTTACGCGGGTGAGGTTCCATGGCACGGTCTTGGAACTAAGGTCTCTGCGGATCTTACACCCCGTCAAATGATGGAGAAGGCTGGTTGCGATTGGGAAGTCAAGAAGGTTCCTACCTACGCTGCGATGGAAGATGTGGATCTGATTCCTACCGGTGCGTCTGCTCTGGTTCGTTCTTCTGACAACAAAGTTCTCGCACCGATGGTCGGTGACAACTGGGAACCTGTTCAGAATGTCGAGGCGTTTGACTTCTTTACTGAGTATTGTCTTGCTGGTGATATGGAGATGCATACTGCGGGTTCTCTCGCGGACGGTAAGAATGTCTGGGCACTCGCGAAGGTGAACGAGTCGTTCGATGTTCTTGGTGATGACCAAGTCGATTCTTACTTGTTGTTCTCTAACCCACACCAGTACGGTAAGTCACTCAATGTGCGCTTCACTCCGATTCGTGTGGTCTGCAACAACACTCTGACAATGTCACTGAACATGGGTTCTAAGAACGAGGTGTCACTGAACCACCGTCGTGCGTTTGACCCACAGATGGTCAAGGATCAGTTGGGTATCGCCCATGAGAAGTTCGCGCAGTACAAAGAGGCTGCACGGTTCCTCGCGAAGAAGCGAGTCACCGAAGAGAACTTGGTTCAGTTCTTCAACAATGTGTTCCCGATCGCGGACAAGAATGCTGAGGTCAAGACCTACGCTGATCTGTCTCGCACTGCAAAGCGAACCTATGATGTCTTGGAGACTCAGCCTGGTGCGAACTTTGCAATGGGTTCATACTGGAACGCTGTGAACGCAGTCACCTACATGACTGACCACGAGTTAGGTCGTAACGCTGACACTCGTATGCAGTCTGCATGGTTTGGTGCGAACCAGTCCAAGAAACTCAAGGCGATGAACCTTGCACTTGAAATGGCGGAGGCTGCGTAATGAATACTTACTTTGTGGTTGCGTTTATCAACGAACAAAATGAGGCGGATGCCCGCCTCTTTACTGACTCGACCTCTGCACAAGAGGTTTTCAATGAACTTGTTGAAGATGGCATGGCACCTGAAATTTTCCAACGATTTGTGGAGGACGAATAATGCGATACACTGACTACTCTGAAATACCGGCGAAGGTTCGCCGGTTCATTCTCGACGAGTCTGGTGCTCGTCGGGTCAAACAAATTTCTCTCGCATACTGTAATGAACTCGCAGACGAATACTTCGAGTATGAAGAGGAGTGTGCAGAACTCAAGAAGTTTGAGTTGCAAGTTCAGGAAAAGAATGGTCGCATAACTGTGACAAATCACCAAAGTTTGCAGGAGGCCTTGGTTGCTTTTGATCGCGAGATAGACTATAATATAGGTTCTCGTGGCAAGACTATGGTCATTACACAGGCTGGTCGTCCGATGCGAGGTTACCAAAACGGTAAAGTAATTCACCCCTCGACGATTTACGAGGGTCTAGGTAGATTTCGTGGTTAATTTAGATTATGTAAAAATGTACGCACGACAGGCCCATGCGGGTCAAGTGCGTAAGTATACCGGTGAAGACTATGTCGAACACTGTTATGCTGTTGGACAGTTGTACCAGAGTTGGTGTAAAGAGATGAACCAAAGCGCGTTATACGCTGCGGTTCTTCACGACACTGTCGAAGATACTCAGGTGACAATGCGTGAGATTCAGACTCAGTTCGGTGATCGAGTTGCAGAATATGTTTGGTATCTCACCAAACCCGAATCATTTGTCGGTGATCGAACACAACGAAAGGCACTGGACGGTGCGCGTCTCGCACTTGCACCGGAGGTTGTGAGGTTTGTGAAGATTATAGATATCATGCACAACGCAAAAAGTATTCGCGAACATGACCCCGACAAGTGGTCAACATGGCGAGTCGAGATGATCAAGTTGCTCGATGCCATGAAGTCTGAGAGTGTTTGGAAGTCTCAAGCGGGACACTGGGCACAACGGAAGTATAACGAGTTTATTGCGGAGTTGATAGACGGACTGTAGGTGTGTTTGCCGAGTAAAAACTCCTTACATACAATCCAACTACGGTGGGAGGTGCAATGCCTCCGCTCCGCTCCAATATGCGAAGGTACGATAGAGTAGGCAATAGGTTCCCCCTATTGTGGGCTGGGCGGTTCGGTCACTTCGCTCCATTTGGGATGGTGACCTTGGGTATTGCGATTGCAACATCACCAAAACAACCACTGGGGGCTTTACGCCCCCTTTTTTTCGTGTTATAAATAGATACAAGTAAACTGGAACTGTATCTAATGGCAGGTAAACTAACACTCGCAGATTTGTCAAAAGAATTTGCTAAACGACATCCGGATCATCCGAAACGGAGATATACGAAAGTTATCTCTAAGATTTCGGCGGGTGAATCGTTTGCCATGCTTGATGGTACGACAAAATATTTGGATTATGCTTCTCGCGACATTCAGATAAAGTTCGAACAAGGCAATCTCGAAGGTTTATTGCGAAATCAAAATCTTTTTAGAGATAAAATCAATGGCAACATTGTTCGTTTAGATGCTTTAGAAAAAACCGATGAGTTTGGTGGAGGCGGTGGTTCTGGTGCGGGTTCTGATATCACTGCATTGGTGGAATCTGCACAATGTCTGTACTGTGCTCTGGTGTGGTATGTTTTCAAAAGAAAGATGAAACTAGATGAGATTGTAAGTCCAACTCAGTTCAAGACTGCCTACGGTTTTTGTGATGTCACTGAACCATTAGAGAATATGATGCAAAACCTTCCGGAAGATTGGATAAAGTCATCGATACTTGGAGCAAACAAATTGTACGATAAGTACATGCATGTTCGAGACGCTAGATTCCATCGTGGAAGTTCTTTGGTTGAAGAGATAGAAACTACATTCAAAGCAATCAATCGAAAAGAAGGTGCGTTTGGAGACATCAACAAGTGGTCTCCAGCAGACATGTATATCTTCAAGAACAATCAAGACATATCGTCAATCACCGGTGAAAAATCTCTAAAAGGTCTGAATGGAGAAATGACGAAAATGTACCTTGATAAGAAAGTGATTGGAGTGTCACTGAAAAAATGTGAAACTACAGCAAGATACAGTCAAATCAATGTCAATGAATCGAAAGGAACAACATCCGGTGTTAAGTTTGTAAGGTACATCACCAAGGCAAATGATCGCGCAACAATCTACGATTCAATGGATGCGTATCTTTATTTTGGTGAACGATCGTTTGACCGAATACAGTGGAGAAGTTTTGGCACCGGTGACGGACTCACTGGTTTTCAGGGAGAGATAAAAGGGGAGACTGCAAACCAAGGTAAAGTATCATTAGGCCCCGCTTCTTTCATTATCAAACAATACACTGGTGTGTCTTTGCCAAAAAGTAGTGATGTTGCTGGTCGTGTTCGAAGAAAGGACGATTCGCTTTGTAAAGAGATTTATGAGATGGCGAAGAAACTTGGTGTGAATAACCTACCACCCATGGCAGATCACATTCTTATGTGTTATCAACAACCAATGAAGTGGAGGTATGCAAAGTATCTTGCGTTCAAAGTCTTGACCACGATTGATGCACAAAATAAGAACATTAAAGATCAGATCACTAAAGACATATATTATTATGCGGGGTCTAAGAGTAGTTTCTCCGCACCGTATGCAAAAATTGAGGGATGATATGAGAGATAGAATTGCGAAACTAATGACACGAATGTTCCGGTTCTTTGCGGACATTTGGTTTCGTCAACGATACGATAGACGCGCTCTTGTTTTGGAAACAGTTGCAGGAGTACCAGGCTTGGTGGGTGCGATGGTCACTCACCTGAGATCACTGCGCCGTATGGAACGCGGTAACGGACACAAGATACACGAACTGTTCGCAGAGGCGGAGAACGAACGCAAACACTTGATGTTCATGATGGAAGTGGTACACGCAAACGCATTCGAACGATTCATGATCTATGTGATTCAGTTTGTATTCTGGCACTTCTATCTGGTCATCTACATTCTTAGTCCCAAATTGGGACACAAGATGACTGCATACTTCGAAGAGGAAGCAGTAAAGAGTTATGACACATACTTGATGTTGATTGGTAAAGGGTGTATTGACAACCCCCCCGCGCCACAGATTGCAATTGATTATTATGGTTTAAGAAAGGATGCGTCTGTGTATGACATGATCTATCGCATTCGGCAAGACGAACAAAATCACGCAAAAGCAAATCATAGGTACGCAGAATAATGGCATATAAAAACATACCTAATCGTTCGGGTTGGCAGTTCAAGGACGATCCCACAAACCCTGGCTTTGCCCGTAGTGCACTGCACAACAAACAAGTAGGTGGTGTTCGAACTACGGGTTTGACTCAGGTCTACACTGAGACCAAAAAGACCACAGATCCCGATGGTAAGAATCGCGGTGAAATCTCTGCGACATTCTATAATAAAGAAGTCAAACCCGCATCGTTCTTTTCTAGTCTCCCCGCAGTAGGCGGTGGTGGCGGTGGTGGTCAACCATCTCTCAGTGGTAGTCACACTTATGACACAGAGTTTGGTTATCTGGTAGCATATCTCTCACTTGATACAAGTTGGGAAGTAAACGCACGAACAAAGGGGGACTTTGGTATATCTAGTCCTACGGCAAATAGCATAATGACCGACGCAGATTACGCAACCGTGATGTCAGACGCAACACATATCACTATTCTAGTAGGCGATTTTGGCAGTGGCGATCAAAGTAAATTACCTTCTGACCCCACTTTCACACACAAAGGCATAGTGTATACAAAGCAACAAGTTGTAACAGATCCGAATGTGACAACGATGAATACTACAAATGCGGATACACTTGGTCGTGAATCTGCTGTTGGTGCATATAATATGTTCTGGCATGATGAAGATACTGGAACAGATCTGACTGGCGATGATGCCTCAATCTTGGCCGAAAACGCTGGCAAATTACGAGAGATTGGGTCAAGTTCATTAGGATACAACAATGTGTCTGCGGTTGGCGGTGTCGCATTGACAGGAACGGAAAGAGAGTATAGCGGCAATTGGCTTTCGATCTGGGTCACGAACTCAGGCGTTGCACCGGTACTAGCATAATGTTATTATGGTTTAAGGGAGGATGCGACAATATACGACATGATCTATCGCATTCGAGAAGACGAACAAAATCACGCAAAAGCAAATCATAGATTCGCGGAGGAATAAATGGCACAGTATAGTGTAAATAGAAACCAACATTATGGAGTCAACAATCTTGATCTCCATGAAGTTGTTATGGTTGCTGACCAAGCCGGAAATATATTAAATTCATTCGGGTCTGCATCCAACATACCTATCGCAGCTGGAGATGTCACAGGATACTCTCACATCAATAAGTTCGGTTATCAAGGTACGGACGCAACATCTGGAACGATCTGGGATGCTAACGGCACAACTGCTGACTATCCATATCCGGCTGCAGGTGTTGCATCGTCATCGTCCACCAGTGGTGACGATACCGGAGAAGGTATTGAGATTCAGGGACTAGACGCCGACTACAATCCACTTACAGTCACAACCACAGTGGGTGCAACGACTACCGAAATATTTTCACGAATCTTTCGTGTTCGGAAGACAACTGCGACTAATGTCGGGGTAATCACAATCAACATCGGTGGTAACCTTGCCGCACAGATTCTTGCTGGTAACGGACAGACTCTCATGGCAGTCTATACAATTCCTGCCGGTAAGACTGGATACTTTGTTAAGTTTCAGGGGTCGATGGACAAACAGAATGTCGATGTGAAGTTCAAGTTGTTCGCACGAGAATTTGGTGGTGCGTTTAACCTCAAAGGTCAGTGGGGAACTCAGGGTGGTAACGCGGTGACATATGACTATCCAGTGCCTTTGGTGTTCGAAGAAAAAACTGACATCAAAGTAAACGTTGACTCTGGTACTGCCGGACATGGCGCAATTTTTGATATAATACTGGTCGACAATTAATATGGCTTTAGTATCTGATACAAACAAACTGATTTTCATTCATATTCCAAAATGTGCTGGTGGGTCTGTGGGCAACGCTATACGATCCATAGACCCTAACACGAGTGAAATCAATACAAACATTATGATAACGAAAAACAAGCACGCGACGATGGATGATTGCAAGCATTTTTTGTCATACACAAAATACAATGAGTATCATAAATTTGCAGTAATTCGAAACCCTTGGGATCGAGCATCCAGTTGGTATCATTTTCGAATGCAAAGAACACCAAATCCGGAAGAGAAAAAACTTAATTTTGTTGATTGGTTAAAAACATACGCACACAATCCTTGGGAAGACACTTGGTTTGGCCCAAGTACACAACAGATAAGATGGTTGAATGTTGATACTGTTCAGTTAATTAGGTATGAAAATTTACAAGAAGAACTAAAAAACATCGGTTTAATGTTATCCACAAAACGAGTACACGAAACAAAAAATTTTCATATGGACTATCGTGATATGTATAACGATGAATCTAAAGCATTGGTTGATCATATGTACAAAAACGATATCGACACTTTTAACTATACATTTTAGGAAAAGTAATGGACTTTTTAGAATACATTGCTGAGTCAAAGAACACCCACATGACTCACATTGAGGACAAGGTTCTCTATGGGGGTGTGGACGGGACTCGACAGGCCATCAACGCATTGCGTGAGTTGCGTAATATGTTGGCTGGTAAGAAAGAGACCGGAGTCTCCGTGAAGTGGGACGGTGCGCCTGCGATCTTTGCGGGTATCGATCCCCGTGACGGAGAGTTCTTTGTTGCCAAGAAAGGTATCTTCAACAAGAACCCCAAGGTCTACAAGACTGCCGCAGAGATTGATGCAGATACATCTGGTGACCTTGCAGTCAAACTCAAGGACGCATTACAGTATCTTCCCGAGCTGGGTATCAAGGGTGTCATTCAGGGCGACTTCCTGTTTGGTCGCGGAGATCTGGGAACCAAGAGGATTGACGGGAAAACTTATGTGACATTCCACCCCAACACGATTGTCTACGCAGTGCCAGTAGAACAATCGAAAGAGATTCGTAAAGCAAAGATTGGTATCGTTTGGCACACAACCTACACCGGTCGATCGTTTGAGACAATGCGAGCGTCGTATGGTGTGAATGTCGCAGGACTCAACAAGTCGCGTAATGTCTGGTCGCAGGATGCCATGTTACGAGATGTTCGCGGTGCAACAATGACCTCAGCAGAAACGGAGAAAGTCAATGCAATTCTTTCGGAAATTGGAACACTATTTAATTCAATATCTGGATCTACTCTACGTCAACTCGAATCCAACCAATCCTTGGCTCAGCATATCGAGCAGTTCAACAACACCTATGTCCGAAAAGGACAAAGAATCAAAGACCCCAAACAACACGCTCGTAGACTAATCACTTGGATTAAGTCTAAGTATGCAAAGCAGATGTCGTTGCGTAAGACCCCAAAAGGTAAGGCAACACAGAAGGCAATCATGCAATCATTGCTGGATTTTTTCGATACAAAAAATCTACAAAATTTAGAAAAAATGTTTCAATTACAAAAATTAATCGTAGATGCGAAATTAATTCTTATAAATAAATTGAACAGGATCGGTTCTCTTGAAACTTTTGTGAAGACTTCAAAGGGTTATAAGACAACTGGTCAAGAAGGTTATGTAGCAATTGATACACTTGGTGGTGACGCGGTGAAATTGGTTGATCGTATGGAGTTTTCCTACAACAACTTTTCACCAGATATATTGAAGGGATGGCAGAAACCTAGTAGGAGATAGAACAGTGGCAGATCCACTTTCTTTTAAAGACTTTATTGTAGTAAATTATATAGAATCCGATGATGATTTGCTTGCGTATCAGGCACACAAGCGTCATCGTGGTACGGTTGGCGAAGCATGCTGGCAAGGTTATACTCAAAAGGGTATGAAACCTAAGAACGGTAAGATGGTGCCTAATTGTGTTCCAGAGGAAGACCAACAACAAAACGAAGTGTTGTCTGTAAAAGGACGACTGGCGTTATCTCGTGCGATGAGACGCCGTAAGAATCAACTCGCACTGGCCCGCCGAAGACACGGAAAAAGAATCGCAGGAAATCAGCGTATTGGAACTCGCTCGTCGCGACAAGCACGCAATCAATTATTCAAAAAACTGAGCGGGGGTAAGAAGAGATCTGATTTAACTCCAGCACGCCGCGCAGGATTAGAAAAGAAGGTGCAGTCATTCTCTGGACGAGTGAAGGCAATTGCAAGAAAGATATTACCAAGTGTGAGAGCAGCTGATAGATCATGAGTAAAGTCCCATCATTCAGTCAATACCTAGTTGAAGAGGCTCGAGAAGTCTTCTTCACCTTTGGTCGTATGAATCCCCCAACTATCGGTCACGGTAAGTTGATGAACACCATGTCCGCAAAGGCTGGTAGTAATCCATACAAAGTTTATCTGTCGCAGTCCAGCGATGCGCGTAAGAACCCACTGACCTACGAACAGAAGATCAAACACTCGCGTAAGATGTACCCCAAACATGCACGATCGATTATCAAGGACAAGAAGTTACGAAATGTCTTTGAGGTTGCGTCGTCTCTCTATGACCAAGGATTCAATCGAGTTACGATGGTCGTGGGTGCGGATCGTATCACAGAGTTCGAGACACTTCTGAACAAATACAACGGTAAGAAAGGTCGTCACGGGTTCTATAACTTCGAAAAAATCAACATCGTCTCTGCGGGTGACCGTGATCCGGATGCCGAAGGTGTAGAGGGTATGTCCGCATCGAAACAACGCGAGAACGCAAAGAAGAATGATTTCACAACATTCTCGCAGGGCGTACCATCGTCCATGAACAACCGCGATGCCAAGAAGTTGTTTAACGATGTTCGCACGGGTATGGGTCTCAAAGAGACAAGAGAGTTTAAAAATAAAATAGCGTTGGAGTCTGTGAGTGAAGTACGCGAAAAGTATATTGAGGGAGATCTCTTCAATGAAGGGGATCGGGTCAGAACAAAAGCTGGCTTTGCAGGGCACATTCATCGCCTTGGTAGCAATTATGTTATCGTTGCTCTCGATGAAGGTCGTATTTCTCGTTGCTGGTTAGAGGATGTAGAACTCGAAGAAGACACCATGTCCGACATTCGTGCCTTCTTTGACCGACACAAAAACAAAAAGAGATATGAGAAGGCAGTCCGTTTATTCTTGGATATGCGTAAAAAGAATCCAGGCCAATCGAACAAGATGTTGCGTAAGGTGGGTCAGATGACAGATCTTGATATCCGTGAGATTGATCGAGTTCTTCGCGATATGGTCAAGAAAGGTGCGATGCCAAAACACCTACTCAATTACCCGTCGATACAGAAACCGGTTCGCGAAGAATCATACTCCCCACAGAAACACGAATGGGGCACGGATGCCGCAACTAAGTGGGCGAAGAAGATAACACCAGGCTATGAAGTCGAAGAAGACGCGGTCAAACAAACAAGGGATCGAATCTCAAAAGAGAAAGAGTTAGACAAGATTAAGCACGATCGTATGTTAGACCGTGCAAGACTCGTTCGTGCTCGACGCAAGAACGCAGAAACTAATCCAAATGAGTCTGCTGACAAGATTAACAGCGTTAAGTTCAATCCCCAAGACATGGTGACAACCAACCCCGTTGCAAAACATGCACGAAAGTTCAACAAGTCTGTTGTAATGCGTGATCGTAAGAAAGACTCGAAGCGTGGATACACCAAACACAAGGGTAAGATTGATGGCTAGGGATTACAAGAAAGAATACGCCAACTATCACTCGCGCCCCGATCAGATCAAAAGGCGTGCCGCCCGTAATGCAGCGCGTCGTGCAATGCGTGGTCGGAAAGAACTGACCGACGAAAAAGATGTGCATCACAAGGATAACAATCCGATGAACAACGACAAGTCTAATCTGTCGATTGTTACTCAACACTATAACCGTCGTGAACCACGACTCCGCGTAGAAGATCTACGCAAGTGGTTTGGTAAGGGCAAGAAAGGTGATTGGGTTCGAGTCGGTACCGATGGTGAGATCAAGGGTGATTGTGCACGAGAGCCAGGCGAAGGTAAACCCAAGTGTATGCCTCGTTCGAAAGCACATTCAATGGACAAGAAAGATCGTGCGTCATCTGCACGCCGTAAGAGAAGAGCAGATCCAAGTGTGGATAGGCCTGGGACAGGGAATAAACCCATCATGGTAAAGACTGATAAAAAGGAATCAGCAGAAATGAACGAACAGTTTGTAGTCAAGTACGCAAAGAATAAACGAGGCCCAATCTACCAGACTAAGTTCTCGACTCAGGGTGAAGCGGAAAAGTTCCTCGCTCAGAAGAGAAAGGAAGGTATGAACGGTATCGTCTCTAAGGCAGGTAAACCTGTCTCTATGCAGAAGATGAAAGATATGCAGAAAGAGTCAGCAGAACAACTTGATGAGTTGTCACCAGATACTATCGATAGTTACCTGAGAAAGCGATCTATGAGTAAAGATCGTTCACAGCGTACTTATCAACAGAAGGCGAGAGATGCACGAAAGGCAGGAGATGAAGGTGAGTCTGAAAAAAATCGTGCGAAGGCAAAGAAAATAGGGCAGGGCATCAACCGTGCTGTTGCTCGCTATCATTCACAACGCCGAGGTGATGAGTACCTGAGTCACAAGTCTGTCAAACGTGTACCCCAAGCGTATAAAGATCGAGCGAAGCATGGGCCAATACCAAAAGACCGCAAATGGGCGGCAGTTGGTGAGTCTTACATTGAAGAGAAGAATGTGCCAACAAACCCCGCACTTTGGGCGAAGATGAAGGCACAGGCAAAAGCAAAATTCGATGTCTATCCCTCAGCATATGCTAACGGATGGGCTGCAAAGAAATACAAAGCGGCAGGTGGTGGTTGGAAAACAACAAAGGAAAGTACAGAAATGAAATCATTTTGGGACATCCGTGAAGGTTCATGTGGTACCATGAACGCTCAGACTAAGAAAGATGAGAAACCACCCTTCGAACCCAACCGCAAGGTCGGTGTGAAGAAAGATCGTTTCGGTAATGTCGTCAAGGACAAGAACCGTGCGAAGCATCTCGCGAAGCTTGCGATGCGTGGTGAGGACAAGTAGTGAAATCGTTTCGGTCATTTGTTGAGGGAAGTAGTGCTCAGTCTCGACTAGATCGTCGGGCGAAAAAGCATGGGCTGGGTTCTAAGGAACGACAAGACCGAATCAAGAAGTCAAGAGATTTCTTTAGTAAACCACCACCTTCATACAGCAAGGACGACCTGCGTAGAATGGGTCATCCGGTAGAGAGAAAATTAACTCCCGCCGAGTTGAAGAAGAGAGAGAAGATTGCAAAGGCAATCGAAAAGGATAATCCAGATTATCCGATGGCAAAGAAGATGGCGATTGCAACTTCTGCTGCAAAGAAATCGTAAAAGATATAAATAAACCTATGAAATCGTTTAAACAACATTTACAGGAAGATGATGCATCGGGTCTGTCGGTCAAGAAGGGGCACAAACTGCCCGTTTCTAAGGGTGCTGGACTGACCAAGAAAGGTGTTGCTGCATATCGTAGGAAGAATCCTGGCTCTAAGTTGCAAACGGCTGTGACAACGAAACCAAGCAAACTAGATCCTGACAGTAAGGCAGCAAAGCGAAGAAAGTCGTTCTGTGCGCGTTCACGGGGTTGGACTGGGGAACGCGGTAAGGCCGCACGGAGAAGGTGGAACTGTTAATGGCGGAAACACAGACAAAACGACTCGAACGCATTGAGGAAAAGATCGATAAGATCGCCGACAGTGTTGTAGATTTACAGATGCGAGCGGCAGTTGCAGAGAATCGCACAAAAGATTTAGAAGTTCGTCGTGAAGAGTCTTATGTACGACAGAACAAGTTTTCAGAGAAACTTGACCATGTACACGATTGTATGCATGATGTCAAGGCAAAAACAGAATTATCCCATAAGTTGATATGGGGTGTTGGCATTGCCATTTTGATCGGTATTGCCAATGAAATCATGACGATCATCTAATACGGAGAATAAAGATGAACAACGAATACTATAGAAAAATTGCAGAAGCACTGCAACAGATGGATGAGAAAAAGAAACTCGATCCTGTTGGTAAGGCAGATGCAGACATTGACAATGACGGTGATGTAGACTCATCCGATGAGTATCTGCACAATCGTCGTGCTACCATCAAGAAGAAGATGAAACACAGCAAGTCGGGCAAGTTGGGTCACAAAGACATCGACGAAGCTGCGGATGAGATGGACGAATGTCCTGAGTGCGGTGGTTCTACTGAGAACCATGAAGCAGACTGTTCTCGTGCCGATGCTTCTAAGAAGAGAAAGTTAGACGACGACAAGGATCTTGATGCAAAGTCAGCCGGTAAGGCAATGAAGCATGACTGTGCAACTCATGTCGCATCTGAGTCATGGGGTTATGGTGAGTGTATTCCTGGCCAACACACACTGGTCGAACAGGAAGATGGTACTGCGATCGTAACTCACTACGATGTAATGTTCGAACACGGCATTGAAGTAAATGTGGCAGTAGAAGACTTGACGATTCTCCGCGAAAAGTCTCATATGCACGCTTCGAAGCAATACATGGATCGTGGTAAGGGCAAAATGGCAAACGATGGTGCAAACAAAGCCGCCACCGACGCAAAGGCACGACTCAAAGCACGTGCTGCAAAGAAACGCGCAATGGGAGAAGGTAAAACACACGCAGAGCGTACAAAGGGTGCGTCAACTGAAACCAGACTTGCTAAGTTCCGTCGTAGTTACAACGACGGTATGGAGAAGTCTAAGGTAAATCAGATGGCGCAGGATCATAATATCGAGAATCCCAATGTCGAACTAGACGGAGAGAAGATCGAGAAAGAAAAGACAGCAGGAACAAAGCAGTCACCTGCTCGCAACGGAGATAACCGTAAAGGTGATCTCACACCAGTAAAACAAGGAGCAAAGTAATGGCTATAAAAACTCCCCCTTGGATAGCACGATTAGGCGGATACCCCACAGAACGCGGTTGGACAGTAACTCGTCCAAAGGGTCGTACTGAGGTAATTCGATCTGCGACATTCACACCAGAACAGATTGCAGAGTGGCACGGTGAACAAGGTGCGCCAGCACCCGCACCAGCGCCTGCTCCTGAACCCGCACCAGTAGTTCAGACTCTCCATGAAGCGCCGGTAGAAGAACACGAAGTGTCAGACGAAGAAGTCGAATGGCACTACGGGGATGACGAAGACGACTCATGAGTGAATTCCATCCCGCTGATACAAATGGTGATGGACAAGTAAGTGAGCAAGAACACGCAATGTACATGGAATTCAAGCGTAAAGAACTTGAAGACCAAGATGCAATGCGTGATGCACAAAGAAATATGGCGTGGTTTGCACTAGGTGGTATGCTACTATATCCTTTCGCTGTTGTTTTGGCAACATGGATCGGATTAGAACAAGCATCTAAGATACTTGGTGACATGGCTGCGACATATTTCGTGTCAGTTGCGGCAATCGTCGCGGCTTTTTTCGGTGGACAGGCGTTTACCGCTTCTAAAAAGTGACATAGATCACACTGCATAACTGTCCTTTAGTTATAAATACCCCTGTATAATGAATGAACTAAAGGATGGTTTCATGCGTTTTCTAACAATTGTTTTGTTGTTTCTCTCATCACTGACATTTGCTCAGGACGATACTCCCTTGGCAGATCCAGTTGATGATACTATTCGCACAGAGTCAACTACCACGTCCACTATCACGACGACCGGTAATACCACAACGACTCTGAAATCACCCCCTGCTTCTGCAATTACACCAACCATCAACACATCGAACAGTGATCTCTGTACATTCGGCGTTGCGGGTGCGGTTCAAACTCAGATCCTTGGTATCTCAACCGGTACTCAGGTGACGGATGAGAACTGTGAACGGCTCAAGAATGCTAAGACACTCTATGATATGGGTATGAAGGTAGCTGCGGTCAGTGTCATGTGCCAAGACGAACGAGTCTTTGACGCAATGATGCACGCCGGAACTCCCTGTCCCTATGATGGTTTGATTGGTGAAGATGCGAAGGCAGGGTGGGAAGCAGCTGCACTAGAAGCAGAGGCAACCGGAGACGAAGGACTATCGGATGGAACTAAGACGGCTATTGGGGGCGGCGGTATTGCTGCTTTGCTCCTCGCACTCTTACTCTGAAACAACATTCGGAGTAACACAGAACGCGACATCCTTTGGTTACCAGTGGGTGATGACCAATATTCTGCCACAACAGGCAGGGTTACAGGTCAATGCGGTCATCTATAACTATTCGGTGGACAAAGAGACCGAAGATGATTTGTTAGTTCATGTTCAAAACGAAAACGCACAAGGTGAAGGATACATATTTCGTGAGACCGATGATTGGTCGGGGCTACCAGGCTCCACCATCAATAAGAATGTCGCAGTACCTAACATCGACATTAGTTACTGGGGGTTGGGTTCGATAGAGACCGAAGGTAAGGGGTCGGTGTATGACGCAGGAGTCTATTACTCGTATCAGTTTGACCCGTGTTTTGACCCGCAAAGTAACCCGTCATGTCCAGGCTATGAGTCACCGGTAGATCTGAACTTTGAGGATGCGTCGATTTATGATCCTCTCGCAGACGACATGATTCAGAACGAACTAGATAGAAAGGCGAATCTGAAACAACAAAAGGAAGATGAAGAAAGACGCGAACGGTTGAAGATCGCGCAAGAGGCAGAAGAGAGATCGGGACTAGAATCTCTTCTGGGGATAGAAGAAACACAATACGAATTTAGTGAAGAACAGATCGCTCTTCACCAACAACTGATGGCCCTTCGTGGTCTACCAGTTGGTTACCTAAATTCTCTTGTAGGTGGTTCTTATGAGGATACAATTACATTGAAAGATAAAGAACTACCCAACAATAGAAGAGGATTGAGAGTGGGGCTGGCGCAGGAATTAAAGCACCAGCAGTTAATTAATTTACAATATGCCAAGTAAACTGAAAGGGAGAACAGCAATGTTCAATAAAACATTTTTATCATGTTTAATTATGACTTTTAGTGCAGGAGCATATGCAACACAAGTTCCCGTTATGGGGAATGTTGAATCAAAATGTGTCGTGACTCAGGACGTTGTCGGTGTATTTGGCAACCCTCAGCCTGGCACTCTGAGCACTAATCCAAGTGATGGCGGTGTTATGCCAATCGTTCGATACGATGTAGTTCAAGCAAGTTACTACTCAGCACGAATCACCCACCCCAACAGCTTCACTGAGAGTCCAGCACTTTCAGATGTTGTGTACTGGGAAGGTGACACTTCGGTGGCTCAGGTTTCTGATCCATTGATGTCTGACTACGACAACACAAAGATCGAGTATGACAATGTAACAGAAGTTGCACTTACTGTTGCTGGTTCTACTTGGTTCAAGGTTGATGCGTCAGCTACATATGGTGTCGGTCGTGCGCTGCCTGGCGGTTCTTATCAGGCAACCGTGACTGCGGAATGTATCGCTATCTAATGCGTTATTTACTGTCAATTTTGATCGTCCTGAGTGGGTACGCAAGTGCCCACGAATGGACACCCACATACCCGATATTCAACCCTTCGGCAGTCGCCGGTGTCAATGTCGCGACTATGAAGTTGTTCAATGCACGGGACGATGTGGAGTATTTCGAGATAGGTGTGTTCGATGAAGACTGGAACAGTGTTCCATTTGCTGTCATTGGTGACAACATTATTCGAGTGAAGCATCAAGAAATAAAATATATTGACGTGTACATTAGACGTAAGGACATGGAAAATGCAGTGTATGTTTGTTCTAAGAGCAAACCACTTGCAGAAGACACAACAAAACCAATGTTATTTTCGAGGATTTGTTCGAAGATCAAGTGAGATTGATATGAGATTTTTATTCATTATTCTGATGCTAGTAAGTGTAAATGTAATGGCACAGTCGAGTTCAGTAAACCTCGCACTGCCATCATCGCCACAGAGCTACGCATCGGATAGAGTAAGATCGGGGCAGTTGGAGTGTTCACAAGCGATAGGTTCTGCAACCAATGTAGAATTTGGTGTCGTGGGAATACTCAACCAGAACGATCCTTATGGTAATTTTTACAACACTCAACAGGTTGGAGTCGCTCCGGACGGATATGACCCCAACGGTTTCGTAAGAGATGTGGGTGTATATGCCAGAATAACCATTCCTATCGGGAAACCGAAGAAACGGTTGGACTGTAGTTTACTTTATGCATTAGAACTTCGTGCAAGGACTCTCGAAATAAAGAAATTAGAGGCCGAGATTGCGAACCTGAAAAATCTAAAGTTCGCAAATGATGAATAAAGGAATCAGAAATGGCAGAGTTCGAGTTCGCGGGAATGACTTTCCGCGGCGGCAAGATGATGATCGTCTTGACCGCATTATCGACTCTGGGCGGTGCATCGTGGGGTGCATTTGAGTTCTACGCAGACTACATGGATATGAAGGAAATCGTCCAGAATATCGATACCACAGAAATAGAAAACCGTAACAAACTAATTGAGACTAAACTAAATGAAGCACTGACTCGCGTTGACGAGGCAGTCGACTACTCGCGCACAATCAAAAACGATCTACGCGACGACTTCAACCGTATGGAGAAGAATGTCGATAGGGTTGAGGATGAGAACCGTGCGATGGAAGACAAGGTGCGAGGAATGATTGACCGTGCGAATGAACGGTTCGATCAGAAACGAGATGACTTATCCAGTGATACAGATGATGCAATAGAAGCTCTTGAGAACCGACTGAACAACAAGATTCAGGCCGTTCTTGATAATCCACTGGCAGATGGGTGATCGTAATGAGAGTAAAAATATACTTTGATGACGGGCCATCGTTGACTGGACATATAGATATGAAAGATCTATTCAACAAGGATAGATTTATTGCATTTACCAAAGACGACATCGTATGGTTAATCAATAAGGATCACATAGTACAAGTAAGACCGGATTAGATGATAATTGATTCTTTTTTATTCAATGGTGAAGAGCAAATGCTTAACTTCCGTCTGCACCACTATGATGGTGTAGTGGACAAGTTTGTCATAATTGAAAGCACTCTCACCATACTTGGCGAACCTAAAGAACTCACTTGGCCTAAAATGAAAGATAGGTTTTCCAAATTCGAATCAAAAATACAGTATGTCCAGTTAAACTTAGAGGGTGAATGGCCTGTCAGAGAAGCTGGTGTTCTTTCAATAGATTGTGATGACGAAGACATTGTCTTTCATAGCGATGTTGATGAAATCTGGAATTATAAAAATTTAGATACTGTCAAAGACTTGTTAGTCCATCATGAAGCAGTTCGTTTTACCGGTGAATGGTATGCATACGATATAGAACATCGAATAGTCAACATTGACTCATTCCTTAGTTATGCGATACTAGGGAAAAATCGTTTTGTTAATGTCAACTCTTATCGCGGATACAAACTAAAATTACCGACGGCTGCAGAACACAAGGGGTGGCATCTGACATGGTTTGGTGGTTTGAAACAATGTGTGAAAAAAGCAAGTTCTGGTTTGGGTAGTGATTTTTTTAGAATCATAGAATATGAGGATGAGGAAGATATCATTGATGCGGTTGTAGATAGATTCAACAAAAAAAGATTGCCACTTTTGGCTGGGCCCCAAGGTAGGTCATTAGAATATATACCTATAAGCGAAAATAAAAATCTACCAAGGTGTTATGATTTGTTATGAAATTGTTTGAAGAGTTGTCAGAAAAAAACTTTGAGTTATATGCGATCCGCAGTTATCACAATCCTTTGTGTATCGATCCCGAAGAGTTTTATGAGGATCTAAATCGATTTAAGTATTTAAAACGACTTATCACCCGATACAAGGAAGGTGGAAGTCCATCTGTCAATCTGATACTGAATCATCTAGTTATCATTTTCAATGTGTTTGGTAACGAGAACGGACTGAAAATGTTAGAGTTTCGAGTTCCCCTAGTCGATGACTGGCAGATATTAAAACCGTTTTTAATTTATCTTAGAGTGATCGATAATACTAAATATGTAAGTGTCCCTATGGACAAAACCATAATTGAAGAACTGAGGAAAGTATAATGTCATTAGCAAGTCGTGCCGGTGATTTGTATTACACCTTTCGGTTTATAAAACTTCTAACCACACCCTTTGATCAAACCGAAGCGTTTAAATTAGGTATCATCGATAAAGAAGGAAACCGAATAAAATCCAAGAAGATTGTGACCGGAGAAGAGAAAGACTCATACACGACATTTCACCGGTTGTGTTTCAATCTTAAAAAGTTATTAGCGAAGGTTCCAGGCGGTAGTAGTCGCCTTGCGTCTTATGCTGCTGCATTGTTTTTAATAAAAGAAAAATACGAACTCACCGATAATTCTGTAAACAAGATTTTGGACAAGTGTGGATTACATCCTAGTGATATTCTTGCTGAGGATCATAAATGGTATTTGTTAGAAGATAAAATTCTAGCGCAGGGTGTGTATAAATTGCGTGAAGACAAATTAGAAGTTCTTCAATGTAACGACATTGCATTCAAGGGTGATGCGATTCGAGTTAAAGAAAACTGCAAACCCATCGGGGATATATTCGGTTTAGATGTCTACATGGTAGAACATATAAATAGTAGACAGTCTCTATATGTTACCCTTGGGGAAATATACCGATGAAAACTTTCAAACAGATGTATGAGGATGCCATGACTACGGGTGATGCAGGTATACCTGCTGACACCAAAGACATGGGGCCTCGAACAAAGAAAAAAAGAAAAAATAAGATCTTGACTCGTAATTACATTGAGATCATGGGTCAGAGGAAGAAAATCCTACCATGATAAAACTACTGCCAGTTTTCGTTATGTTAACTGGTTGTGTTGCGATGTCGCCAAATTTGGAACAACATGAAGATTTAGAGACGGGACAGATTTATTACTCGTTTGAACTGGGGGTGTCATATCCAAAGAAAAAGTTCATGACACCAGAAGAGTGGGCAGAATACCACGAAGCGCCTGACAGTCAGAAAGAGGCGTTATACAGAACATACAAAGAGCGAGAAGAAATTGAAGCGAATTGGGAAAATTTTATCGAAAACTGCCTACTCCGTTTTACAATGGATTGCTAAACCCTTTGTCTGGTTATGGGTCAAATACTTTGTCAATGAATGGCATGTGACCATATGGTATGATCCAGCGAAAAAATCTGTCTACCATTTCAAAAGTATAAGTACAATAGAACCCACCCATCTAGCGGGTAAATTGACCACGAACGAACCCTTCGAGTTGAAGACTCAGGAACCGTTTAATTATCAAATCAAAAAGGTAAAATGATGCTTGGAATGATTAAGATGTTGCCGCTCATTATCGCGATCGCCGGAGCGGGTTATATGTACCACACACAACAGATTGCAATTCGTGATACCACCATCGCACAACAACAGACTAACAACGAACGACTGCGTACCAACATTGCAACTCTGGAATCAAGTCTTGAACGCGAACAGGCTGCTCTGAAAGCGTCAGAAGAGAATCTACAAAGACAACTCCAAGCGGTGGGTGAACTCACTGCAAAGACTGCTGCACTGACCGCAGAACGCGATGAGTATCTTGGTATTTTCAAGAGACACGACATGACTCGACTCGCTCGCGTCAAACCAGGCTTGATTGAACCACGAATCAACAAAGGAACCGCAGATGTGTTCCGTGCAATAGAGAATGAC